TGGCAGTCTCATAAAACATGGTCTCAGGATGCTTAGGAGTGTGATAATCTTCATCCTTTATCACATTCCGCATCAACAAATCAGTATATTCGGGAAACACCTCCTTCAACTTTTCCTCATGCAGACCCAATTTCTTCAAAAATTTGGTCACATCATGTTTTGATTCAGATTCTAAATACTGACGTACCCACCCAACATCTAATTGTAACTCCTTCATGATCTTATAAAAAGCCAGCCTACAAAACTGATAAGCCGGTAAATTTGTACCTTTGGTATCATAAGCATACCCAAAGGCCGATAAAGCATAATCTTTTAAACTCTTTTTATTGCCATGTGAACTAGTAGCAAATTTAGTAACGATGTCGGTCGTGGGTCGAAATGGAAGAACAGCCGGTAAGTCAGCATTATTAAAGCTCTTACTACTTATTGTATAACGCTTCAAAAAAACAACACCTTTTTTTGACATCTCACCATCCGAATTTATCTGCGAGAGGTAACTATCAACTATTACTTCATCTCTCATCAACATATCAAAGTTTCGACAAAACTGCGAAAATCTGAACACGGACATTTCTTCTCTATGTTTCTTCTCCCATCTCATAATGAAATCATCTCCATAATCAACCATGCCGGTTTTCTTAGTATTAACTAACGAATGTAGTATCTCAGCAGAATTCCTACTCGTATGTAATGTATATATAATAAACAAATAGTATATCAAAAGCACTATCCAAGAATCTCCATGCGAGGTCTCAAAAACTCCCGACGGCATAGTGCCAAGAACAAGTCGCCACAAATCACCAAACATGTGCGTGACTTTAGATCCTAAGTACTTAGCAACATATTGAACTAATTTTTCATGAAACATGTGGTCCTTTGTTCCTTCATTTTTAACATATCTCATAGATTCCGTGGTAAACAACTGAAGAAGCATCTTCTTCAGCGTAGTATCAAGCTTAGAAAAATCACCTGTACCCCACTCAACATCATCGGAATCATAATGGTTAAGCTGAGCCAAGAGTAAAGCACCACCCTGGTCCCATTTAAATCCTATCATAATATTCTTACAATTCTGCTCCAACTTAACACGCAACGAGTTAACCAAATATGAAGTATAATACCCAAGGGAGTTTGCAATTACAAAAACTCTTACCTTATCAGCAGCCTTTTCATGCTCTTCAAATGTTGGCAATTCACTCGTATTATAAACTTCCTCCTTCAAGGATAGATTATAATTAGGAGCCGGAAGAATCAACTCTCCATCAAACTCCTTATACGCTGTTTTTATCTGCTTTATCGCATGATATTTAGTTGTCCCTTTCTTTCCTGTATATGACAAATTATATATATTACCTTCATGTTGAACTACTCGACCCGATCCAGTAGTAATCCCACCAGAACTAAAGTCCTGTATTAATATATTTATCAATTCCTCTTTAAGAAACCTAAAACGGTGTCGACCAAACTCCTTATCTACTCCCATGATATGATACATCATCTGAAGAGCAGGAGAAAGAAATCTCTTAAAGATCTGCTGAGCTTTTGCATTATAGAAAGGTTCTTTATCAAACCTATCCATCACTTTAGGAAGTTTAAATGGATAAAGGTTATCAGTAGCAGAAATAGTGTGCACAAAGTTTCGCCCTCTAAGAGTAGTATGGGAAAAAACTTTATTATAATAAGACATAGATTGTATACAAGTGTCTAGTAGGGGAAAAACTGTCGGACGATTTTCATAAGCAATCTCTGGAATCTTACCATCAACAATAAGATCACTCAAACGCCAACTACGTTTTATATGTTTTATAAGAACATCATCTGGAATATTCATAACAGCACGCAATTTTGGTAATATCTTAATAATATCCCACTCCCTATATATCTCTACAATTTTCTCATGTATTGGACAAACTGGTTTCCCAGCCGGAAGCTTACAAGATGGAATTAGGGGAGGTAACACCCTTTGATTCTTTCCAACTTGAGTTGACATTATAAGAGAACTATATTGAAGCTCATTCAATGGACTATCTCTAACCAAAAATTGCATACCACACCGCTCAAAAGTATTTTCCAAACGGATTATAAGCTTCATCATCATCTCTTTATCAGAGAACCTTTTCAAGCCCTCTTCCCGAGAAATAACTCCTGACAAAACCTGCTCCTCAAAACGGGTGGTAAAAACAGAATACAATATACGATACTTCAGATCACACTCGCAATATTGTAAATGATTACCACAAAAATCCCACTTTATCCTACCCTTAACTCTAGTTCGGTGCAACAGAGCTCTAGACACAATAGCTTTCATTCCTAATTTATTAACCAACTGATACACGTCTTTGATATGCACTATTTATTATCTTTCGCACGAGTAGTAAAAACTGACAACGTGCTGATAC